AGAGTAATCTCCGCTCGGAGCCACCCACCCGTCAGCCTTTTCGTCCTAGTGGTGCTAACTTCGACGCCACTTGCTGTATCTCAGGACTATCCCACAGTTCAGCTTATCCCCTAGCCCCTACCGTTACCCGACAGGCTAGGCGGTCTGCCCAAAGAAAAACCCCGCTTAGATAGAGGCTCGGCCTTGGCTAGGCAATCTCCAACACTCCCGTAATAGTGTCTTTGACCACACAAGCCCCTATCTAAACAGGGTTCTACGGGAATGCCTGACTGCCAGATCAGACAACTATAAGGTAATGCTTATGCTACATGCGTGTCAAGTATAAGAAAGTCTGATAGCACACAGCAAAAATTTGTGGGACTATGGCTCATCGACGCAGCACACGCAGCGTCTTAAACAAGACAGGAGAACGAAATGTACGAATTGATTAAAACTGATGTACTTAAAAGCGAAGGCAAAACAAATGGTGGTAAAAAAATTGAACTCACAAGATATTTTTATAAAGGTAAAAATGGCGAAAAGTTGACATTTTCTGCCAATCCGAACAATGAAAGTGAAATGGTTTGTTGGATGGGTTTGTCAAACAAAAAGGGAGTCAATGCACATCAAGAAATTCTCAATTTGCACTCAAAAAATCAAAAACTTTCTTTTAGAATTTTGTAACAATCACACAGGGGCTTCGGCCCCTTTTTTACTTGCCCTGCGAACGTACTCATCCATTTCCGCTTGCAGGATGTTTAGACCAATCTGGATACCATCGCGGAATTGCTGAGTCGTAATCTCTAGCCCATAGTCTGCCGCCACTGGTAGTTGCTTAGGTTGCTTGATCCAGCAGTCAAGAATTGCATCGCAGATGATGTGCATGGTGCGCTTAGGATGCGTCTTTTGCGCCATGTAGACCGTCTGTAGGTTCGCCATCAGTTCTTTGCGTCTGTGCTTCTCAGAACGTATCCAATAGGCTAGACAGCCCATACCTCGACGACGCGTATCACTCAACACCACAAGTTTCCCTTGCTACAGTTGCCCAAGACTCAAGACTACATTCGACAGTGTAGTCAAAGTCGTGCCACCAGTCTGCATCCTGCGTGTGCAGATGTACACACAATGGATATACAGCTCGCCATTCTCCACGCTGGCGCTTGTAAACCAGCAATGGGATTAGTCCCTTCGACTGGCGACAAGTCTGCGACCACCAATCCTTGATGTCTCCGAGCGTAGCCTTGGAATGATCCTTAACCTCGACTGCCCATCCCGGCACACCAATCAAGTCTGTGTCACCGTGGTCGTTCCTAACGCGTCTGTGAGCGTTCCAGCCAGTCAGCTCGAAAATGATGTTGGCGACGGCACGTTCACCACGTTTGCCTTTGTCTCGACTGAACTTACTCATCTTCAATACCAGAAAATAAATCTAAATTCATTAATGGTGATTTTGTGTTCATTATTCTTTCATTTTGCAAAGTTTCATAACTCTTGTTTAGTTCACAACCAATGTATTTTCTACCATTCTGCAAACAAACTTGAGCGGTAGTTCCGCTACCCATGAATGGATCAAGAACGATATCACCCTGCTTGCTTCCAGCCAGAATGCAAGGCTCAATCAAATCTGGTGGAAATGTAGCAAAATGAGCGCCCTTATATGGCTTGGTTGGAACTGACCATACACTGCGCTTATTGGCTTTTTCATATTCCTTACTGACGTTTCCAGATTTCGTAGCGTGTTTTGGATCACTACTATTTCCGTATTTGTTTCCACCAAAACGGATTCCCTTGCTGCTTACCTTTGCAGTTTCTTTAATAGATTCATGATCAAAGAAATACCTATCCGATTTGCTCAATAGAAAAATATACTCATGCGCCTTCGTGCAGCGATCTCGCACAGATTCTGGCATAGGATTAGGTTTGTGCCAAATGATGTCCTGACGCAAATACCATCCATCGGCGCGTAAAGCAAATGCCAACATCCACGGAATGCCAATCAAATCTTTGTGTTTTATTCCGCTTCCACTAAATGTGGATGACATTCTATTTTTTGCACTACCCTTTGGAACCAATGTTCCAGTGCTATCACCGCGAGTGGTGTCTGGTGTTGCCTTACCGTCACGATAACTGGCGTAACTATCACCAATGTTCAGCCACAATGTCCCATCGTCGGCCAGTACATCACGAACACAGCGGAACACTTCAACCATCGCATCAATGTACTGTTGCGGAGTTTCTTCAAGCCCTATTTGTCCTTCATGGCCATAGTCGCGCAATCCAAAGTAAGGCGGGCTAGTAACGCACATTTGTGCCCTAACACCATCTTTTGCCCATCGGCGCATCGTATCTCGGCAATCTCCAAACTCAATAACATTTGAGTAGTTATTCACTTTCCATCTCCAGCAGCAAGTCGATGTAGTGCTTAGCTTTCAGCAAATCTTGCTTGCCACCCTTCTCCCGCCATCGCACCAGATACTTGATGGCATTGCCCTCACAGAATCCAATCCCATTCTTGTGGATAAACTCGATAGGCTCGATTGCAAAGTTCTTGTAGTGTGTGCCGCCGATTTGTGTATCTAGCGCAGACATTCTTTTACCTTTTCCAAAAGTTCAAGTTCTGTAATCCCATAATACTTTTCAAAAGCCTTGCGTCCCATACCATGCAAGCCTTCATTGCCACGATGATGCAAAAAACACAAAGGCAATACATCCATGTGGCTTGCTCTTCGTCCAGCACCAGTGCCAGTGCGCGGATGATGCAGTTCTGCCGGAGTCTCACCAAGGTTCAGATGCTTACAGAGGATGCAACCAATCTCTGCCACCTTGCCCATGTACTGCTTTTCAGCCTTCGTCACTAAATATCACTCCCTTTTCTACAGCCCATGCCTCAACACACAGCATATAGTCGCCGAACTCGGCAACGGACAAGTCTGTGCTGGACATACCTAGATTGATGATCTCGCCGTCAGGCATACGTAGTTCACGCACACCAATAAATCGACGCTTGAAATACTCATGCCAAGTGTCAGCATCAAATCCTAGCTGGTCACTTATATCGTGTACGATTGCCCAATATCTGCGATTTTGCAGATTCCTGCGCTTTTCTTTCTCGGAGTGCAATGTCAGAAGCATAGGCTGACCAGTCAAAGCCTGCCTCATAGCCGAGAATGCCTGCTTCAGCCCTTCCGTCGAGTTCACTCGAAACTTTAGTTCCTCTTTCGATTCCGTTTTCACTTGCATACTTAACTTTGCAATCTCCAAATACAGACTTCACCTGATCGACAAATTCTGCCACCTTCGGCATTAGCTGCCGATTCTTTCGCTGTACCTCGGTCTCCATCTATTGCTTTCCCCGTAGAACTGGCCTTCTGGGTTAAAGAATAGCCCAATGCGGCCCTCCCAGTCTCCGTGGCGGTTCTTGTCGCACACCAGCAAAGCATCGACACCATCATCATCTTCGCCGTTCTGGATGCGCTGTTCTTTTTTCTTATTGCGCCATACCGAGAAACATTGGTCTACTTGATCCGTAATCGAGCCGGAGCCTTTGCTGTCGTACTTGCCTGGAACCTGAGATTCATCTGCCAACTTGCGACTGTGGTGAACAATGTGGATATGGATGTTATGGTCACGCGCAATAGAACATAGTGCATCGACCATCAGCTTCTGACCGTTGTAGTCATCCTCATTCTTGACGCACTTCATTAAACTGTCGACCACAAAGTGCTGCACCCCTTTAACGTCAGCACAGTATTGAATTACTTTGAGCAACTCCTTACTGTCGACGGTTCCCTGCTGGTCGTATAGCCAAAGCCTGCCAGCCAAGAAGTGATGGAAGTCCTTGATGAATTTTTCCGTCGGGCCAGCAAAGCCTAGTGCCTGCTTCGTCATACGCTTGAGTGTAGCGGCTGGCTTCATCTCAAACGAGGCGATGCAGACGGTTGCCCCTTGGAACAAGAAGTCCAGCATCACATGAGAAGTCATCATCGACTTGCCGTGACCATTGATGCCCATCCATAGGCTTACTTCTTGTGGGCGAAATCGAATGTTCTCCTGCGTCTTAGGCCAAGGCAATGTGTGTCCAGATACGCTCTCAGGATTAGCAAACGCGTCTAGCACAACATCCATGTATTCATCTGCGGATCGGATAGCCAGCGCAGTCCTGGGTGGTTGATAGCCTTCTAGGTCTTTCGGTGTGATGAACATTGTTCCTCCATGTGAGCCTTCAGTCTGCCACAAAAAAAGTGTTGACACGGTAACTTTTTTGCGGATGATACGGGTTGTGCATCCCGCACCTGGAGAGACGAAATGTTTGACGATATGAAGGA